CCATCAATTATTTTAACAAAAGATGGAACAAGTGGCGAGAATGCTTTAATAGTTCCAGTTCTATACAGAGATACTGTACTAACATTTACGCCAGAAAATGTCAAATCTCTATGGGCACATTATGGTTCTGGAAGTACCATCGAAGAGCCAGTACATGTATTTACTGCAGATGTAGAAGTAGATAACTCTGCATATAACTCAATCGTACAAATCACAGATTCAACGTTCTCTGGCACCACAGGGTACAATTACATTGAGTGCAATGGTTTCGGTCAAGATGCGTCCAGATACGTCATTACAGGCGATTTAATCCAGTATACGGATTCATCTGGTAAGGTATACAAGAACATCGTATCATATGCAACTCAACCAGAAGGTGTTCTTAAATCAAGAATTTATGTAGACTCTGTTCTTCAGTCAGATATTGTTAATGCAAGTATTGTAAGAGTAAGGGCAAAGATTTCCGACACCACAGCAACTCTTGTATTTCCAACTGGAAGTAAGCAGGTTACTGCTATTGCAAAGCAAGGAGAAGATTCTGGAATAGAGTATTATATCCGCAGAGATTTTGTTCTTGAAACAAGCGGTACTGGTTCACTTACTTTTAAAGCTAATTTACCTTTCGGTACACAGAGATTTGCATCCTATAGCGAGAGCAATTTTATTATTACAGTTCTAGATCCAGGTGGTGCTGGTCCTAGTGGTTCTGATGTATTACAAAAGGGGGATGTGATTTATATCCCACAAGAATATGTTGAAATTTCTTCGACAACCACAACTGCAAACTCTCTCACTGCTGGTAGTGTAACTCTAAATCTACCATCAAATTATTTTGGAGTTATTGGAACTAATTTCCCCAAACTAAAATTAACCGCCACACTTTTAGTAACAAGAGGCAAACCAAGATTAAAAACTGCTGTTAAGAATAAGAGAATTGTAATCGTTTCTTCTGGTGATAGAGTAATTCCTTTAAGAGGAAAAGACTATGATACAGAGGAAATAAGCGCACTGTCATATTCGGATGTATACAAACTGTACTATGTTTATGAGGGATCTTCTACTATTCCCCCAACTGTTGACACAGAGGGTAATCTTGTTTCTGGTAAAGATGTAACGAATAGATTTACTTTTGACGACGGACAGAGAGATACTCTGTATGATGTTGCACGTCTTGTTCTAAAGCCTGGATATGAAGCTCCAACTGGTCAGTTAGTAGTTGCTTTCGATTATTTTGAGCATTCAAGTGGAGATTTTTCGACCGTAGACTCGTATCTACACGAAGCAGGAGTACCAGAAGATGAGATTCCTATCTTTAACTCTTCTGTAAATGGTATCGTATCATTGAAAGACTGTTTTGATTTTAGACCAAAAGTTGACTCAACAGCGACAATTTCTGGATATCAAAATGAATCTCTATTGTCTTTGGTTGATTACAATAATTTCACTGGCACTGGCGGAGCATTTTCTAGCACACCAGCAGCAGATGCAGGACTAGAATATACAATTACATACAGCGAAACACAATACCTGGATAGAATTGATGGAATATTCCTCAATAAGAAAGGAGAGTTTATCGTAAAGTCTGGAAACTCTTCTCTAAATCCATCCAAACCAGAAACTATTGATGATGCTATCCCACTATACTACCTGTTTGTTCCATCATACACAAAGACAAGCAGAGATGTAAGAATTACTCCAGTAGATAATCGTAGATATACGATGAGAGATATTGGAAAACTAGAGAAGCGTATAGAGCGTCTCGAATATTACACCAGCATGAGCATTCTAGAGCAACAGGCTCTTAATATGCAAGTGAAGGATGATATCGGTCTTGATATGTTTAAGAGTGGATTTATAGTTGATAACTTCGAATCCCACAAAATTGGAAACTTACAATCGATTGATTATCTTTGCTCTATTGACACACAGCAATCTGTATTGAGAGCTCCAGTAAAAGAAGATTCATTTAGACTCCAGGAAGTAAACACAAGAGAAGATCAGAGATTTACTAGCGGTTATGTTAAGAATGGAGATGTTATTACTCTGCCATTCACAAATGTAGAGCTACTTGGAAATAAATTTGCAACTAAAACAATTAATCCAAATCCATTTGTTGTACTTCAATATGTTGGAGATGGTTACCTCTCCCCATCTGTAGATCAGTGGTATGATACTACTGTAGTTCCATTAGTCACAGAGAACAATACTAATCTTTATACAATATTCCTAGCAAAATCAAACGTTAAGGAATCTCTATCTAGCATATACAATTCTTTTGTTATTAACTGGATAGGGACCAGCAAAGTATTCCAGAACATTGGATCATTTGCAAATACAAATAGCGATCTATCTCTGTCTTCTGTGGAGAAGGCACAGGTATCAAGTTCTTCAAATATCAGCCCACAGAATAACGAGGTTGGTAAGGGATTGAGCACGAAACAGGTTGGAAATAATTCCATCTCAAATTCATTGCAATTCTTTGTTAGAAGCAAGCCAATTAAATTTGTAATTAGAAGAATGAAGCCAAACACACAGTTGTTTGTTTTCATGGAAGGTAGAGATATTCAAAGATGGGTTGTTCCAGATTCTAGATTTACTGGACTTGCAGGCAATTCACTCTCATTCTTTGGCGGCAATCTGGTAACTGATGATAGCGGAAATGCTAGTGGTATTATTTTAATACCAGCTGGATATTCACCAGCATCTAATTCAAAGTGGCTTGGAGATGAAAATACATTAATTTATGATACAACAAGTGAGCAAGTGTACTTTACAAATGGCGAGTTGACCATCAGATTCTCATCAAGCAATGATGTTAATGCTCCGAAAGATTCTCTTGATACTTATACAGAAGTAAAATATTATGCAATGGGAGCTCTTCCACAGAATCCAGCTGGCATTATATCAACCATGCCAGCATATTTCAAGGCAAATGAGGGTGTTCAATTAATTGATAGCAATACAGATAACCAAGCAAAACCAAATCCACTTGCACAGACTTTCAAGGTAGAAAACTTCGATGGCGGTGTATTTGTTACTGGAGTAGATCTGTTTGTTAAAACAAAGAGTTCGAGTATTCCAATTAAAGTTTATCTAACCAATGTTGATACTGGCAAGCCTGGAAAAAATATTGTCCCTGGTTCAGAATCAACTCTGAATCCAAATACATTCTTGAGAGTATTTGCAAGTGGAACATTAAAGATTACCAAGGGAGAAATGATTTCTGGGAAGAAATCTGGAGCAATTGGACCTCTTTATAAAGTATATGATAAGAACAATATTGAAATCAACCCATCTACAGCGACAGGTGAATATCAATTAAGCAATGAGCAGGTATATACACTTGTTCTGAACAACAATAATGGTGTTTCATTTATTGAGAATGAAGGATTGAGTATTGCATCTCTCAATTTAGCAAATGCAAAAAATAATACAAATTTAACTCTAACTATTGCAAAAAATTCAGGCAGAGTTACCGATTTGAGAGTGAAGAATCTTGGATCAAATTATGAAACAGCACTGATAACGATTGAAAGTCCTCAATTACCAGGAGGATCAACCGCAACAGCATCGGCATATGTATCTGGTGGTAAAATCTACAATGCAGAATTAGCACTAAATGGTTCTGGTTACACTGATCCACCAGCTATTGTTATTAAGGGAACTGGTAGCGGTGCTGCAGGAGCATTAATTGAATCATCAATTACCTACGATACTCCAGCAGTTAGAATGGGTGTTGCTTCCGATGTAACTCCAGTTGCATTTACTTCTACTGATACAGTTGCAGAAGATAACAATAATGATGTTACTGGTGCAATATATTCAACAACTGCAACCAGATTTAACTTCGAGCATCCTGTTTATCTACAAAATAATACAGAGTATGCTTTAACAATTGAAACAGATTCAACAGAGTACACTATTTGGGGATCAAAGCTCGGTGAAACAGAAATTGCTACTAGCACAACCGTAACTTCGCAACCCCTATTGGGATCTGTCTATAAGTCACAGAATGTTGATAACTGGACAGAAGATATCTTTGAAGATATTAAATTTACAATGCATAGAGCAGAGTTTGACATTTCAAGAACCGCAAACTTACTGCTCACAAATGAAAATCTTGGTTATGAAAAACTCGAAGCAAATCCAATTGAAACTGATAGCACAGCTAATACAAGTGCTACTTCTACTCTATTCAGAAATAATGATGCAATTGGAAAAGTTATGCACAGAGATAATGGTTATGAAGATAAGAACTCATATACTTTCTTCAAGTTCTGTGATAGTGTAGGTGGATTTGTAGATACAGACTTGAATAATAATCTGTTCAGAGTATCTAACGTAGGTGTAGATTCATACAATTTTGTTGGTATCACAAAAGCAAGTTCAACAATTATTGGTGGTGGATCTAGAGTTGTAGCAACATATAACAGAAAATTTGAGAGACTATATGCACAAATAAATTATCTTTCATTCACAAATACAACTATTGATACTTCTGTAAAGACAACCAATATTATTCCAGTTGATTCTAAAACACAGAATTATACTTCTTACTC